TTGATTTTGGAGAAAACGCTGTGTTCAACGCTAACGATCAAGTTCGACTGCAATTTCAAGCGAATGGTTATTGGAGATATATGAACGTAGGGATACAAATAAAAGGATTAGCTTAAAAATAAATAAACATGATAAATTACGAATGGAACTGTAAAACAGTTGATGTTTACCCACAAGATGGAGAGTATGCCGACGTTGTGTATAACGTACACTATTACGTATTAGGTGAAGATAGTGAAACCGCTTACCAAAGCGATTTAATTGGAACTCAAATATTAAACGTTAGTGACATAGAAGATTTTAAACCTTTTAATGAATTAACAAATAAAGATGCTGTCGCTTGGTGCAAAGCAGCAATGGGTGAAGAGCAAGTGGCTCAAATAGAAGCTACGATCGCAGCCTCTATTGAGGATCAAGTAAACCCAGCCTCTGTAACTATGATAATAGCGGATTAAGTAAAAATCACTAAAAATAAGTGATATATAAAGTATACCCTGCTCGGGTTAGAGCAACCAAACAAACTAATATAAAACCAAAACCAATGACACTATATTATAAGACTAGCACGTGGAGTAGTCAACCGCAAATATCCGAAGACCAAGTAAAATTTTGGAAGCATATCGCTGAAAAGAAAAATTGGCGAATAGTACAACTACCAAACGGATTTTTTCAAACTGAATACAAAGATCAAAATGATAAGTGGGAAGATGTAACTCGTAGAGAAACTATGGATGGCGCTGAGGCTGCTATTGATGGTAGCATTGATCATTACGCTAAAAAGCTTGACTTTGTAAAAGGACCTAAGGTAGTAAAAACCTTTGAGTAAAAAATAAATATAATTTAATTAAATCAAATATGTCTGACGCAATAGTTAAGAATTTAAACTTTGGCAGTGATGCTAAAGACAAAATATTTAAAGGTATAGAAAATCTCACTAAAGCTGTTAGCTCCACACTTGGGGCTAGCGGCAAGTGCGTTATACTGGAGGATGGTGCGGGCCAACCCGTTATAACAAAAGATGGAGTTACAGTAGCTGATAGTATTATACTATTAGATCCTGTAGAAAACATGGGTGCGACGCTTTTAAAACAAGCGGCTAGGCAAACTGTGCAAGAAGCTGGCGATGGAACAACAACGGCTACAGTACTAGCACACGCACTCTTAAAAAACTCTTATAAAAAAGAAGTTAACACTAGAGATCTTAAAGAAGGTATTAACTCTGGTGTTGATAAAGTTATAGTTTATTTAGAAAAAAACAGTACACCTGTGGTGGGTGAAATGATTGATCAAGTAGCTACCATATCAGCTAACAACGATAAACAAATAGGTAGTATCATTGCAGACGCTTTTAGAGCTGTTGATAATACAGGTGTTGTTATGATGGAAATAAACGATCAACCAGAAACTTTTTGTGAAATAGTCGACGGAGTTCAGTACTATAAAGGTTTTAAAAATGATTCATTTGTAACTGACAAGTTAAAAGGTACAGCTGAATTAGAAAATCCTTTAGTTTTAATTGTAGAATCTTTAATACCAAACGTACGTAAAATACAAAACATATTAGAGTATGTTATTAAAAACAATAGATCGCTACTTATAATCGGTGATGCTGAGCAGCAAGTTTTAAACGCCTTAGCTATGAACAAGCTAAAAGGTAATATAAAAGTAAACATAGTAGATGCGCCTGTGTATGGTGTAAGTAAAAAAGAAGTATTACAAGACTTATCAATGCTTACTGGTGCTACAATTATAAATGAAGATCTAGGTGATGACATGGATTTAATACAGCCAGAACACTTAGGTGAGTGTGTTAAATCTGTTTCAAATCAAACAGAAACAATCTTACAAGTAGATAAGTCTTCTAACGAATTAGAAGATTTAATAGAGGATATAAAGGATAAAATAAAAAACGCCTCATCAGCTGCTACTAAAAACAAATACGAAAAAAGATTAGCAATGCTATCAGCTAAAGTAGCAATTGTAAAAGTAGGTGCTAACTCTGAAGTAGAATTAAAAGAAAAAAGAGATAGGGTTGAAGATGCTATCTGTGCTACAAAAGCTGCGATAAAAGATGGTATAGTGCCTGGTGGTGGTATAGCTCTTTTAAATGCGTCTAGCTTTATAAAACCAAAGTCAAAAGGCGAAGAGGTTTTGCTAGAAGCAATTAAAGCTCCATTTAAAACTATATTAGATAATGCTGGTATAGTTGAATACGAGCTACCTAAAGTTAAAGGCAGAGGATTAAATGTGGTTACAGGAAATATGGTAAATATGATTAAGTCTGGTATTATAGATCCTCTGCTTGTAACTAAAAGCGCTTTGCTAAACGCAGCGTCTGTAGCTACAACAATATTGTCAACTGATTGTGTAATCAATAATCTTAGAGTCGATGAAGGCAGTAGGCAGTAATATAATTGTAAAACCTAAACCAGTATCTAACAAAAAAACAGAAGGTGGTTTAGTGCTGTCGGTTAAAGACAGAGAAGATATAAGATATACAGAAGCTAATGTAGTTTCTGTTAGTGATCAAGTAGAAGTTGTAAAGCAAGGCGATGCTATATATTATGATAGACATAGTGGTCATAAAATAGAAATTAACGACGAACAATATACAGTTATAAAATTACAAGATGTTGTTGTGTTGTTATGAGAATAGAGGCTAGTGACATTAAGCAGTTAAATATATTAAAGCATTACCGTATTATACGTAAGTGGGCTTGTCGTAACAACAGTTTAAACGATGCTGATTTAGAGCTTTTAATATACTTAGATTGTATAGATCTTTTTACTAAAAAAGATTTTGAAGATGGCAGTTATTCTTACAGCTGGGACAACAGGAGATGGAATAGACTTTTGAAAGAAGGCTGGATAGTGGTATGGAGAGAAAGAAACAGAATTACACAAAAGTATAATATATATAAAGTTTCTTTTAAATGCAAACAACTAATACAAAGAGTGTATAGAATAATGCTAGGAGAAGAGGATATACCTACTAGTGAGCGAAGAAATAAGATAATGAAAGGTAAAACTTATACAGACAAAGTTCTTATTACTTCTATAAATAACGTAAACAAAGATAAACAAAGATAGTTATGTATAAAAAAGATGGACTACCATTTGTTGGTAACACTGGTCAAGTAGGTATGAACGCTGTATTTGGAGGGCCTAGACAAATGGATATGAATGCTATGCAAGACCCTTACTCTGGAGCAATGACTAGAATGGACCCCACAGCATTGGGTGTAGCTGATCAAGTGTTTGGAACACAGCAACAACGCCAACACGTAATGAACATGCAGCCTGGCTTAGCTAAGCTAGAAAAGCACGCATTAAATAAACAGCTGCCAGCAGACCAATCTGAAGGTGATCCTTTAAAAAAAAACATGATGCCGAATTTTAATAGGCAATATGCGTCAGTAAATCCAACTACAGATCCAGGTCAGTTTGCTGATTACAGCGGATTTAGAAGTGGAATATTTGGTATGGTAGATGAAAATACGCCAAGTGCTACATCAGACGAAATAGATGTAAAATTACAGCAAGATAAAGAAAATTTTGAGCGAAGAGATTCTCTTGAAAGCATGGCATCAAAAGCAAACGAAAAACTACAAAATAATTAATTATGGCAAAGCAACCACTAAAACACGGAGCGGTAGGTGAAAACGCAGTATGGGACGGACCGTTAGATCTAACAAGTTTTCCAAAAGGAAAAGGCAATAGCTCAGGTATTACAGGTATGGAAGTATCTAAAGATATGCCTGTATATAAAGCTGGACCTATAACAATGAAAGCTGGAGGAAAGTAAAATGGCTAGCAAGGTAAACAAAGAAACCTTAAAATGTAATAAGCCTAGAAAAACCTCAGGTCATAAGACTAAATCACATGTTGTAAAAGCTTGTGAAGGCGGTAAAGAAAAAATAATTAGGTTTGGTCAACAAGGTGTAAGCACCGCCGGTAAAAAGCAAGATTCAAAATCAAAAGCACGCCGTGCTAGTTTTAAAGCGCGTCATGCAAAAAACATTAAAAAAGGTAAAATGTCTGCCGCTTACTGGGCTGACAAAGTAAAATGGTAATTATGGAAAAAGGACACTATGGTCAGTACACTGGCAATGCAAGACACTCGCGAACACCTGTAACTAGAGGTAATTATAATGCATCTGAAAAAGATGACGCGGCTCATATTGATTATTTAAAAAGAGACGTTAAATATGATGCTAAGCATGGTGGTAGTGATAAGCAGATGACTAACGATGAAAAGCATATTTCAAAGTTAGCTGGTGATATGAAGTATAACAAAAAACATCACTCACCATTTAACAACACCGGCACTCCTGTTTTAGATGAATTTGGTAATCCAGTTCCAAAGGGTTTTGTTAGCAATGCTCCTGAAGTTGTAGGTACAAGAATTTTAAGTGACTTAAACGAAGGTAATCTTGCAACTAAGTTTGGCGGAGAACAAGTTGGAAGTAATGAAAGAGTACAAGGGATAAAGACTGCTAGAAGAAACATTAAGGATCGTAATTATAGCCAATCAGAAATAGACACGTATAACAAGGGTCAAGCTACTGGTATGACTCCATATGTAAATAGATATTAATAAAATGAAATCAAGAGGCTTAGGTGACACAATAGAGAAATTCACAACAGTGACTGGGGTTAAAACAATTGTAGATAAAGTTTCTGATGGTTTGAATGTACCATGTGGTTGTGGAGCTAGAAGAGATAAATTAAACAAAATGTTTCCTTATAATAATAAATAATGGCTTTTAAACTTAATAATCCACCATACGCAGTAGACAACACGCCTCTATACCATGTAGACTTAGAAGAAGGAGTATTAGGTAAAGCTTTGAACAATGGTAGTATACTTATGAGCAAGGACGTTAAAGATCCTATACAATACAAAGAAGTATTAGCTCATGAGTTAGGCCATATGCAACAAATTAAAAGCGGTGCGTTAAACTACGACGATAACAACGTGTACTATAAAGGCGAAACATACTCAAGAAAAAACATGAAAGAAGGTAGCGATAAACTACCATGGGAAGATTATGCAAATAAATTTGCAGAAAAAATAACTTAAAAATTAAAATCATGCCAAGCACTAGTCCAAACACACAATCTAAAGAAGGGAATGTAGGACCTTTGTCTAAGAAAGGAACCTTCATGTCTAAACATTGTTTATCTAAATACGGTGAAGCAAAGACAGGACCATTAAATTATGGTAAGCACGCAATGAATATGAATCACCCAATGACTAAAAAAGGGTGTAGTTATAAATAATAAGGTATGGCATTTAAGTTAAGAAACCAAAACGTAAAAAGAGTTACAGGTGGTAAGCATCCGTTTGCTCACTCAGCTTCCGCAACACACGGCCACCCTCATGGTGGCGCTAGTGATATACCAACTATATCTCAACAACAAACAACTGTAAGTCAAACAGCACCATCTAGTGATCAATTAGTTTACGATGAAGTTACTCCTGACTTAATGCAAGTAGATACGTCTCAAGCCGCTAAGAACGCTTACAACGCGTTAACTCCAGAACAGCAAAGTGCTCAAAATAAAAGGTTTTTAGAAATAAACCAAAGACGAGCTGATGAAGCAGCTAAGCAAACAGAAGAAAATAGATTTGTAGCTCTCAATGAATTAAGACAAGGTGGCGGTAGTGAGACCTCTATTGATACACAAGAAAGAGCTATTAGTGACACTAGTGTTAGTCAACAACAAGCTTTACAAAAAGATTATCAGTATAACCAAACTCAAATCCAGCAAGGCGTTAAAGATTTAGTTGCTATAGATGCGGTTAAAATGGGTAATCAATTTGCTCAAGACTATATGGGTAGTTTACCGTTTACAAGCCAAGGAAGCAAACAGTCGCAACAAGATAGTATAGCGTACAACGCGGCTGGTCAATACACAGCTTTAGTAGGTAGCGGCGTTTATACACCTACACAAGCTTTAGATTACATTAAACAAGAGTACGGTGAAAACTTAACAAACGATCAAATATTCACTCTGGACAAGACTATAAATAGAACTTTAAACCAAATTACGCCGGCTAGAGAGTCGTATCAAGTGTCTAAACCATACACTCAAGAAGAGCTTTTGTCGACTCAAATGCCTACTTATAAAAGTAAAAGACATGAAAAGAAAGGTAAAGTTTCTGGATATCAAGATATAAAGCCATTATATGCAGGATCAAATGTAAAAAATTACCAATCGCAAGTCATGGAAAGATTTAATCAGAATAAATAATGAAAAAACTTTTAAGTCTTTTATCAGGCGGTATAATTAAAGACGTAGGTAATGTAATCGATAAGCTTACAACTACAGATGAAGAAAGATTAGATGCTAAACAAAAGATCCAAGAGTTATTAGAAAAAGCGGATCAAGATGCGCAGACTCAAATCACCGAACGCTGGAAACTTGACATGCAATCAGATTCATTTTTATCTAAAAACATAAGGCCAATAGTATTAATATATCTCACAGTTATATTTACTGCGCTTGCGTTTTTTGATGGCAATATTGGCGGGTTTAAAGTTGCTGAGGAATATATCCCAATATTTCAATCGCTATTAATAACAGTGTACGGCGCTTATTTTGTTGGACGTACGTGGGAAAAGAGCAAAAAATCAAGTGACAATAAGTAATATATTAATTAATTAAATTAAATCAAATGAGTAAAGTAAAACAAATGGAAAGTAAATCTAATAAAATTTCCCAAGAACACTTGGAGAAAATTCAAGATCAACAAAACAAAATTACACAATTGCTAAGGCAAATTGGTTTTATTGAAAACGAAAAGCACCAACTGCTACATGAATACGCAGGTGTGCTTAAAGAGGTTGAAGAATTTAAACCTGTGTTAGAGGAAGAATACGGTGCAGTGAATATTGATATTGGCACAGGTGAGTATACTGTTATTGAGCAAGAAGAGAAAAAAGATTAATGTCTAGCGTTATAAGAAAAATCAGTATAGGTTCTGACTATAAGAACGATGCAATGCATTATTCTGTTGGTCAAGAGGTTTATGGCGGTCACGTTATATCTTATATTATTTTTGAAGAGTCTGATAATTCTTATAACATACATATTAAAAAAAACAACGAGGTATTGCCATGGAAGAAATTTAATTCTAACATGGCTATATCTGTTGAGTATGACTTAGAATATTAATGAAAAGTATTTTTCAATTCATTGTTAAACCCATAGGTGAAAGATATAACAATGAAATAAATATTGATAATAAAATATTAATACTAAACGCTGGAATCGAAGATCACAACTTTGTTAATAGATTAGCAGAGGTTGTTGAAGTTCCAGCTGCTTACAAAACACTTATTAAAAAAGGTGACAAAGTTATAGTTCACTTTAATTTATTTAGACGTTGGTACGATATACGCGGCAAAGAAAAGAATAGTTCTAAGTATTTTAAAGATAATATGTATTTTGCAACCGATGATCAAATATACATGTACTATAGAGATAACCAATGGTACGCTAATAATGATTATTGTTTTGTAAAACCTGTTTTAGAAAAACAAAATATAAGAGGTGATAAACTTAAAACCTTACGTGGTATACTAAAATATGGTAATAGTTCATTAGAAGCTATCCATATTAACCCAGAGGACCACGTAGGGTTTAAACCTTTAAGTGAGTTTGAGTTTGTTGTAGATAAACAACTCTTGTATTGTATGAAATCAAATGATATAGTTATTAAGTATGAGCGTCAAGGAAACGAAACAGAATATAATCCAAGCTGGACAGAGAGCGGTTGATGAATTAATAAAAGTTGCTAAAGAACCTATTGTAGATTCTGGTGACGATATAACTGCTGATCGTTTAAAGAACGCTGCTGCAACTAAAAAGCTAGCTATATTTGACGCGTTTGAAATATTAAACAGGATAGAAGAAGAAAGATCTATGCTAGACTCTAACAAGAAAGAATCAAAAGCTAAGTCGTTCAAGGGTTTTGCTGAAGGTAGATCAAAATGAGTTATCAACAAACGCTTGTAAATACATTAACGGGCCACATAAAACCTAGCGTAATAAAGAAAAACAATAGGTATAAAAAATGGGATTATGGCTACAATAAAGAACATGATGTAGTAGTTATAAGTAAAACCGGTAAAATAGGTGAAGTTATAGAAATACAAAATCTTAAAATAGCTTTACCTGATGCAGAAAACAGTTATAAAAGATCTAACAAAAAAGAAGATCAGTTCTGGCAAAGACTTGATTACCCCAAAGATTTAGATAAAATAAAAAGTGTTTTTGAATTTAATCAAAAGCCAGAATATTTTAAAGAGCAATGGTATGATTTTATCGACCAAGAGTTTGAAAGACGTGATAAAGGTTTTTGGTTTTACAACAAAGGTAATCCTACTTATGTTACTGGTTCTCATTACATGTACCTGCAGTGGAGTAAAATTGACGTTGGAGCCGCAGATTATAGAGAATCAAATAGGGTTTTCTTTATCTTCTGGGAAGCGTGTAAAGCAGATAAACGTTGTTACGGAATGGCATACCTCAAAAACAGACGCTCTGGTTTTTCATTCATGGCATCAGGAGAGCTTGTTAATCAAGCAACTATATCTTCCGATGCACGTTTTGGAATATTATCAAAGTCAGGTGCGGACGCGAAAAAAATGTTTACCGACAAAGTTGTACCAATATCAGTTAATTACCCCTTCTTTTTCAAACCCATACAAGACGGTATGGACCGTCCTAAAACAGAACTCGCGTACAGAGTGCCGGCTTCAAAACTTACAAGAAAAAAACTTGATCAGGGTATTGAAACGGAAGAGCTCGAAGGGCTTGATACAACAATTGACTGGAAAAACACAGGTGACAACTCATATGACGGTGAAAAACTTAAGCTTCTTGCCCACGATGAATCAGGTAAGTGGGAGCGTCCGGATAACATTTTAAATAACTGGCGCGTAACAAAAACTACACTTAGATTAGGATCTAGAATCGTAGGTAAGTGTATGATGGGTTCAACATCAAACGCATTAGATAAAGGCGGTGAAAACTTTAAAAAACTTTATTATGAATCAGATGTTACCAAAAGAAACCGCAATGGACAGACTAGCTCAGGACTATATAGTTTGTTCATACCTATGGAATGGAACTACGAAGGATACATTGATACTTATGGATTACCTGTTTTCGAAACACCCCAAGCCCCGATCAAAAGCATTGACGGGTCTGAAATTGAAGTAGGTGTAATAGAGTATTGGGAAAACGAAGTTGAAGGTTTAAAGAACGATCAAGACTCTTTAAATGAATATTATCGTCAGTTTCCGAGAACAGAAAAACACGCGTTCAGAGACGAGGCGAAAGAGTCTTTGTTTAATCTAGCAAAGATATATGAACAAATAGATTACAATGAAGATTTAAAATACTCTGGCGTTTTAACTAAAGGTAATTTTCAATGGAGTAATGGTATAAAAGATTCTATAGTAACGTTTACCCCAAACAATAGCGGTAGATTTTTATTGTCATGGGTACCGCCGTTACATTTACAAAACAAAGTTATACTAAAAAATAACGTTAAATATCCAGGTAATGAACACATAGGTGCTTTTGGATGTGATAGTTACGATATATCAGGCACTGTTGATGGTAAAGGTTCTAAAGGATCTTTGCATGGATTAACAAAGTTTAGCATGGAAGATGCTCCGCCTAATATGTTTTTTTTAGAATATATAGCAAGACCACAAACAGCTGAAATATTTTTTGAAGATGTTTTAATGGCATTAGTATTTTATGGTATGCCTATACTTGCGGAAAACAATAAACCTCGATTGCTATATTATTTAAAACGTAGAGGTTATAGACAGTTTTCAATAAACAGACCTGATAAAGTTTATCACAAACTATCAACGTCTGAAAAAGAAATAGGTGGAATACCTAACTCAAGTGAAGATATTAAACAAGCTCACGCTGCCGCTATAGAATATTACATAGAAAACCACGTAGGTATTATAAATGATTCATACGGTAATATGTACTTTCAAGAAACGTTAGAAGATTGGGCTACGTTTAATATAAATAGTAGAACTAAACATGATGCTTCAATTAGCTCTGGTTTAGCGATAATGGCTTGCAACAGAAATAAATATAGACCTGTTGCTGAGAAACAAACAAACGTGGTGCCTCTTGGTTTCAAAAGATATGACAACCAAGGAATTAATTCAAAAATAATAACATAAATAAATGGTTTATACTAACTACAATAGTTCATTTCCAGATCAGGTGGTACCTGAAGAGGTTAAGAGTTCTTATGACTATGGGCTACAAGTCGGTAACGCTGTTGAAAATGAATGGTTTAGAAGCAATAGAGGTGGACTAGAAAGGTTTACAGCTAACTTTCAAAATTTTAACAGATTAAAATTATACGCTAGAGGTGAACAGTCTATACAAAAATACAAAGACGAGTTGGCTATAAATGGCGATTTGTCTTATTTAAATCTTGACTGGAAGCCAGTGCCTATACTATCTAAGTTTGTAGATATTGTAGTTAACGGTATGACTGATAAAGGTTATGAATTAAAATCTTTTGCACAAGATCCATACTCTATAAAACAAAGAACAGATTTTGCTATGGCAGCTGTTAGAGATATGGAAAACAAAAACACCATTGAAACCCTAAATGCCGCGCTTGGTAAAAACTTTTACGCTAGTCCAGACCCTGCTAGTCTACCTAAAGATCAAAATGAATTAGATCTATACATGCAGTTAAATTATAAACAAAGTGTAGAGATAGCAGAAGAGGAGTTAATATCTAATGTATTAGATTACAACAAATATAGCGAAGTTAAAAAGCGAGTTGCTTACGATCTTACTGTATTAGGTATAGGTGCTGTAAAAACTAGCTTTAATTTATCTGAAGGTATCACCGTTGATCACGTGGACCCTGCCTCTCTTGTTTATTCTTATACAGAAGATCCTAACTTTGAAGACATATATTACGTTGGTGAAGTTAAAAGTATGAGTTTGTCTGAGGTGAAACGTTTGTTTCCTTATTTAGACGACGAGCAACTAGAAGAAATACAAAAATACCCAGGCAGTAGTAATTATACTTCAAATTGGTGGGGCCAAGATCAAAGAGATCAGGTTCAAATATTATTCTTTGAATACAAGACGTATCACGATCAAGTATTTAAAATAAAAAAGACTGATCAAGGTTTAGAAAAAGTATTAGAAAAACCTGACACATTTAACCCTCCACCAAACGATAACTTTGAAAGAGTCTCAAGAAGTATAGAGGTTTTATACGCAGGCGCTAAAGTCCTAGGTATGAACTCAATGCTCGACTGGAGGTTATCTGAAAATATGTCAAGACCTTACGGTGATGTTACTAAGGTTAATATGAACTATGCTATATCAGCGCCACGTATGTATAAAGGTCGCATTGATTCTTTAGTAAATCGTATTACTGGTTTTGCAGACATGATTCAGCTTACACATTTAAAGTTGCAACAGGTAATGTCCCGCATGGTGCCAGACGGTGTTTATGTTGACGTTGATGGTTTATCTGAAGTTGATCTAGGTAATGGAACTACATACAACCCACAAGAAGCTTTAAACATGTACTTCCAAACTGGTAGTATTGTAGGTAGATCTATGACTCAAGATGGCGATCCTAATAGAGGTCAAGTGCCAATACAAGAGTTGCAGACTTCTAGCGGTATGGCTAAAATACAGTCTTTAATACAAACGTATCAATACTACTTACAAATGATACGTGATGTAACTGGATTAAACGAAGCTCGTGATGGTAGCCAACCAGATAAAAACGCTTTAGTTGGTTTACAGAAACTTGCTGCTGCTAACTCTAACACAGCTACAAAGCACGTATTGCAGTCGTTAATGTATTTAACAGTTAGAGCTGCAGAAAATATAAGCTTACGAGCTGCAGATGCTTTAAGTTTTCCGTTAACCAAAGAAGCTTTAATGGGTAGTATAAATCAATTTAACATAGCTACGCTAGAAGAAATTGATAAGCTAAGTATACATGAGTTTGGTATATTCTTAGAACTAGAACCAGACGAAGAAGAGCAGCAAAAGCTAGAGCAAAATATTCAAGTAGCTTTGCAATCTGGACAAATAGGTTTAGAAGATGCTATTGATATTAGAGAAATAAAAAATATTAAACTAGCTAATCAATACCTTAAGTTTAGACAAAAAGTAAAAGCTGAAGAAGCTCAAGCTGCTCAACAAGCAAACATACAAGCTCAAGCTCAGGCCAATGCAGCTGCTACAGAGAAAGCTGCTATGGCTGAAGTACAAAAAGATCAAGCTATGGCTCAAACAAAAGTACAAATAGAGCAAGCTAAAACTGAGTTTGAAATAAAGAAAATGGAGCAAGAAGCTTTAATTAAAAAGCAATTAATGGCTCAAGAGTTTGAATACAATATGCAGCTAGCTCAAGCCAGAGCTGATATTGAAAAACAAAAAGAAAAAGAAATAGAAAATCGTAAAGACGAACGTGCTAGAATTATAGGTACTCAACAGTCTGAAATGATATCGCAGCGCCAAAACGATGAATTACCAAAGAACTTTGAGTCAGCTGGTAATGATTCTTTAGGTGGTTTTGGTTTAGAACAGTTTGAGCCAAGGTAAAAATTTTTATTAATTATATATTATTTTATTATGTCAGAAGAAGTTAAACAAGAAGGCGAGTTTAAAGTTAAAAAAACTAAGCCAAAACAACTAGTGGACAACCCTGAAGTTGTTAAAGTAGAAATAAAAGGCACTGGGGTAGAACCGCCGCAAGAACAAGAGGTAACTAAAGTTGTAATAAAAGAAGAAGATGCCGTTCAAGACACAAGCGCAGAGGAAAGCGTGCTACGCACAGATGAGTCAAGCGAAGAAGCAGGGAAAGAAACCGAAGTGGGATTGCAAGAAGTGGGACAAGAATTACAAGAACCCACTGAACAAGAACAGCAAGAGTCGCCTCTCCAAGAGATAACAGATGAGACTGTTGATCAAGATAAAAAAGATATTAAAGTAGAACCTACTCAAGCAGAACCACAAGCTCAACTAAAAGAAGAGCTTCCTGAAAACGTAGATAAACTAGTTAAGTTTATGAAAGAAACAGGTGGTACTGTACAAGACTATGTTCGCTTAAACACAGATTATTCCAATGTTGATCAAGCAACATTAATTAGAGAATATTATAAACAAACAAAACCACATTTAGACGCTGAGGATATAAGTCTTTTAATGGAAGACTTTAGTTATGACGATGAACTAGATGATGAAAGAGATATACGCAAAAAGAAACTTGCGTATAAAGAAGAAGTTGCAAAAGCCAAAAACTTTTTAGAGGGATTGAAGAGTAAATACTACGACGAGATCAAGTTGAGACCGGGCGTAAATCAAGAACAACAAAAAGCAGTTGACTTTTTCGACCGATATAATCAAGAACAAGAAGCAGTAAAGCAAAAACACGAAAGATTTAAAAATAACACCAGTAATCTTTTCAACAGTGAATTCAAAGGTTTTGACTTTAAAGTTGGGGAAAAGAAGTTTAGGTATGGCGTTAAAAATCCTAGTGAATTAGCTAACGAGCAAGGAGACATCGGTAATTTTATTAAGACGTTCTTAAATAAAGATGGAGAAGTTTCTGATCATGCTGGTTACCACAAAGCTTTATATGCGGCTAGAAATGCTGACACTTTAGCTTCTCATTTTTATGAGCAAGGCAGAGTTGACGCTGTTAAGGATCAGATAGCTAAATCAAAAAACATAAGCACTGAACCTAGAAAAACACCGACAGGCGATGTATTTGTAGGAGGATTAAAAGTAAAAGCTATAAGCGGAGCAGATTCTAGTAAATTAAGAGTTAAAACAAAAAGATTTAATTAATTATAAAGATTTAATAAAATGGCAGTTAACCCAACTTTCGGCGCAATTAAGCCGAGTCAAAAACAACAGGTACTAGAGACCAACTATCTAAGTTTCAACGACGGAACTAATGATTTTGCTCAACAGTATCTACCCGAAATTTATGAAGCTGAAGTAGAGCGATACGGAAACCGTACTCTATCTGGCTTTTTACGTATGGTAGGAGCTGAAATGCCAATGACATCTGATCAAGTAATTTGGAGCGAACAGAATCGCTTGCACGTTGCTTACAACAGTGTTACTTGTGCTTCAGCTACTACACTAACATTTGCACTTGATGCAGCGGCAGGAAAAGATTTTGTTTCCAACGTTGTTTCTGCAAATGACACTATCGTAGTAATGGATCCTTCTAGTGGAGCAGAACTAAAATGTTTTGTTGAAATTAGTGCTGATACGTCTGCTACGCTAGCTACACTAACAGTGAAACCTTATACTCAGGTTGACCTTCACGGTAGTGGTGGTGTTACAGAAGTAGATCTTACAGGTCAAACAGATCTTAAGATTTTTGTATACGGTTCTGAATTTAAGAAAGGTACAGCTGATGGGCGCGAGCGTTCAATCACTCCTTCTTTTACTCAGTACTCAAACTCACCTATTATCATCAAAGATAAATTTCAAATCAATGGATCTGACACAGCTCAGATTGGTTGGGTTGAAGTTGCTACTGAAGATGGTACATCTGGATTTCTATGGTATCTAAAAGCTGAGTCTGAAACTCGTTTACGTTTTGAAGATTACTTAGAAATGTCTTTAGTTGAAGGCGAAAAAGTAAGTGGAACATCCACGCTTGGAGCCGGAACTGTAGGATATAAAGGTACTGAAGGACTTTTCGCTGCTGTTGGAGATCGTGGAAACAAGATTAATAACTTTAGTGGAGCAAACGGTAGTCTAACAGACTTTGATAGCATTTTGAAAAACCTTGATACTCAAGGAGCTATTGAAGAAAATATGCTATTTGTAAACCGAGGATTAGCTCTAGAAATCGATGATATGCTAGGTGGCGTGTCTAATGGTTCTGAGGGTGGTACAGCTTACGGACTATTTGAAAACTCTGAAGAAATGGCATTGAACCTTGGGTTCAGCGGTTTCCGCAGAGGTTCATATGACTTCTACAAAACTGACTGGAAATACTTAAATGACGCTTCTACTCGTGGCGCCACTGCAGTTTCTGGTATTGAAGGAGTTCTTATTCCTGCTGGTACATCAACTGTTTACGATCAGATTCTTGGAACTAACATACGTCGTCCATTCCTTCACGTGCGTTATCGTGCTTCACAAGCTGATGACAGACGCATGAAGTCTTGGATTACTGGTTCTGTAGGTGGTGCTTACACTTCTGCGCTTGACGCAATGCAAGTACACTTCCTTTCAGAAAGATGTTTGGTTACACAAGGTGCAAACAACTTCGTGTTGTTTACAGCTTCTGCGTAATAGTACTTATGTAGTATTTACCCTCGTCTTACCGACGGGGGTAGGTATTACTCTTATTAACATTTTTATTATATTATATCATGGCAAAAACAAAAGAAAAACCCTCAGTTGAAAAAAGCTGGGAAATGAAAGATAGAACATATATCTTAAAAGGAAATAAACAACCAATAACATATACTATACAATCTAGACACTCGCGTAGATTTCCACTATTGTGGTTTGACGAAGAAAAAGGTGAGCAAAGAGAACTTAGATATGCTACTAATATGAACAGTCCATTTGTAGATGAGCAAAAAGGCGAAGCTACTCTTGGCCATGTTATATTTAAAGATGGTGTGTTATTTGTTTCTAAAGAAAAACAAAATCTACAAAAACTACTATCACTATACCATCCAAGAAAAGGTGGTATATATTATGAGTTTGATAAAGTAGAGGTTGCAACAGATGAGCTAGAGGATCTTGAGTACCAAATTGAAGCTTTAAATTTAGCTAGATCACTGGATGTAGATCACGCTGAAGCTATATTAAGAGTTGAGGTTGGATCAAAAGTTTCTTCTATGAGTTCAAAAGAAATAAAAAGAGACTTACTATTGTTTGCTAAAAAGAACTCTACACTGTTCTTGACACTAGCAAATGATGAAAATGTAGAGCTAAGAAACTTCGCTATTAAAGCAACTGAAGCTAATGTAATTTATTTAGCTGCAGATCAAAAAAGTTTTCATTGGGCTTCGAACGATAAGAAGCTAATGATTGTTCCTTTTGATGAAAATCCTTACAGCGCGTTTGCTTCTTTTTTGAAGACAGACGAAGGCGTAGAGGTATACAAATCAATCGAGAAAAAACTTCTATAACATGTGATAATAATATTGAGGCGGTTTGCGCCGCCTCTTTATTGTAATAAAAAAATACAAATGGCAATAAACGTAAACACAGTATATCAAACTGTTTTACTTATACTAAATAAAGAACAGCGCGGGTACATGACACCCACTGAATTTAATAGTATAAGTACACAGGTTCAACTTGAAATATTTGAAAAGTATTTTGAAGACTTAAACCAGCAGTTACGTGTGCCGCAAACAAATACAGACTACGGTAACAGAGTAGAAAATATAGACAACAAAATGTCTATATTTAAAACAAATGGCTCTTGCTTTTATGATTCAAACAACAAGTGTTTTTATTTGCCTGTTAGTGATACTTTTGGTGTACAATACGTACCTGTGCAAACTAAACCTACTGAGTCTTCTATATACATGATTAGTAACGTTGTGTACAAACACGAAGTAGAAGCTCAGCGATTAGATAAAACAGATTTTTACTTTATTAAAAAATCTAATCTCACAAAACCTTCCGAATATTTCCCTGTTTATTTGTTAGAAAGTAACAAGATAATGATAGAACCTAAAAGCATAACTTCAGATATTTCTGTAGACTTTATTAGGACACCTAGAAATGTACATTGGGGTTTTAAAGTAGGTAAAAAAGGTCAATACATGTACGATAAAACGCTATATAGTGAAACTGGCGGATCTCAAGACTTCGAGTTACATCCGTCAGAACAGACTGATTTAATTATAAAAATATTACTATACGCCGGTATAGTTATACGTGATCCTCAAATAGTTCAAACAGCTGCAGCTAAAATACAAGCTGAAGAAGTAAATGAAAAAAGTTAATAAATGTCTTTAATAACCGAAACTAATCAACAATATTACGCAGGAGCGCAGACTGTAATAGTTCAAGCTAGTCAAAGCCAATTTAATTTTGGCTTTAATACTGACATGAAACTTGTTAATTACGACCCTTCAGCTGTAGATTACCCGTTAAACAACTTTAAAATATACACTAGTTCAACTGGAGCGCCAGGAAGTTGGATAGAGTTTACACCAGAGTCTGATAACTGGATTCCTTATACGCTGTCTGATAACACTATAACTATATCAAGTGACATTGGCTCTACATTAAACGCTGGTACATATCTAACTGTACAGTTAAAGTCTCAATCAGGTGGCAAGTATGGTAATGAAGACGCTTATGGTGACACAGTAGAAAACAATTACAATAGTTATTCTTATATAAAAATATCTGATATAATAAATAACTTTCAGTTAGCTTACGTTGGCGATGGTAAACTTATACCGAGCGTTAAAAGAACAGACGTTATATTTCACGCTAAACGCGCTTTACAAGAATTAAGCTATGATACGTTAAAAGCTATTAACTCTCAAGAGCTTAGTGTACCTATTAGTTTAAGTATACCTATACCACAAGATTATGTTAACTTAGTTAGCTTGTCAAGAATAGATAGTCAAGGTGTTAAACATCCTATATATCCTACTGAACTAAGCGGTAGGGCTTATGACGTGCCTATTCAAGATGGTGCTGGTATACCTATTCAGGACAATCAAGGTGAAAATTTAAATGGCACATCTCAAATAAACAAGCGTTGGGACAACAACGATTTAAAAAATAGAAAAGAATTATACGATTACTGGGTTGGATTAGGTTATCAAAATGGTGACTGGCCTCAAGGTTGGGGCTTGCAAGGTCAGCAGTATGGATTAGATACTGAACTTGCTAATATAAACGGTTACTATTTAATGGATTATAAAAACGGTAAGATATCTTTTTCAAACAACTTAGTTGATAGCTTAATAATGTTAGAGTATATATCTGACGGTTTGGCTTACGATCATGATATGAAAGTACCTAAGTTAGCCGAAGAAGCTGTGTATGCGTACATATTACATGCTATTATAGCTAGCAAAATTAATCAACCAGAGTATATAGTGCAGCGTTTAAAGAAAGAGAAAAGCGCTAAAATAAGAAACACTAAAATACGACTATCAAACATTAAACCTACTGAAATTATAAACACTTTTAGAGGTAAGTCTAAATGGATTAAACACTAAAATTAAATGGCTAAAGTTACAAACGCTTTTATTAAGTCTAAAATGAACCAGGACCTGGATGCCAGGTTATTACCAAATGGTGAATATAGAGAAGGACTTAACATACAAGTTAGTAAATCAGAAGGGCCTGACGTTGGAGCGTTAGAGAATGTATTAGGTAACATATTGTTGGGTAATGTTGATTTAAAGTCAATCACAGGTATAGACAGTATAAAAGTAATAGGTCATTATGTAGATAAATCTACAGATACAGTGTTTTTATTTTTAACAGACTACACAGATGAAGTTTTTGCTGATAGTAAAGTTAATTTTAAATACGAACCTACAGCTAGTAACTTTATATATTCTTTTAATGTAACAACACATACTTTAATTAAATTAGTTGAAGGTGCGTTTTTAAATTTTTCAACTACGCATCCTATAATTGGTGTTAATGTTTTAGAAAATTTATTATTTTTTACTGATAATAGAAATCAACCTAGAAAAATAAACATAAGTCTCGCAAACCCAGACCCTCAAAACACATCACCAACTTATTATACCAACGAAGACAATATATCAATAGCCAAATATAATCCATACGAAGCTATACAACTTTACAAAGATCAAGATATTATAAATGCAATTGGCACCACTATGATTGATGCCACGAGCGAATATTTACCAAACAATACGGTTGATAATCCATATTACGACGAAAATTACGCTGGTGATCCTGATTTTTTAAAAGATAAATTTGTAAGATTTAGTTATCGTTTTAAGTTTAATGACGGTGAATATTCTCTGTTGGCGCCATTTACTCAGGAGGCATTTATACCAGAGCAAGATGGTTATTTTTTAGGTACAGCTGAAGACAGTTCTTCTAATCCTATACCATTTACTTCAGCAGACGAGCAAGATGCATATAGAAGTAGCACAGTTAGTTTTATGGAAAATAAAGCTAATGAAATAGAACTTTTAATACCTTTACCGTCTGAACAAATAGAGTATATAGATAACGTAGCTAAATTCAATGGTTTAAAAGTTTTAGAATTAGATATTATATACAAAGAGTCTGACGGTCTTGCTGTGCAAGTTGTAGATACAATAACAATAGAAGAAATAAACTCTAAAATGTTTTCTACTGTTCTTGCTGAATCTTACAATAGCCGAGGTGAAAAGCAAACAGAGCTTCAGTGGTTTTATCCTTATAAGTATCAAGGTAGAAAACCATATAAAACTTTACCAGAAGCAGAGTTAATTAGAGTTTACGATAAAGTCCCAGTAAGAGCGTTTAGTCAAGAAGTTTCTGGTAACAGAGTTATATATGGAAACTTTCAAGATAAGCACACACCGCCTGTACATTTAAATTACAATGTAGCAGTTTCAGATAAATATCCTTTATCTGTATCTGAAGCCGGTGTTCCAAAAAACAGAAGTGGATATAGAACTAGCTCTGTAGAATATCCAACGCACACTGTAAAACAAAACAGAAACTACCAAGTTGGTGTTGTTTTGTCAGATAGATTTGGTAGGTCTTCTACAGTAGTATTGTCTTCTGTAAACCAACCAGATGATGTTTTAGGTAAGTTTTATGGGTCTACTACATATCACCCTTATTTTGACAAAAATAGATATGATAACGATAAAGTCGCTGACTGGGCTGGTGATTCTATTAAAATGGTTTTTAATGATCAAATAGGACCTGTTAATCCTTCCTACAGAACAGGTTGGCCTGGTATTTATAACGGAAATCCAGATGATGCTAATTACAACCCGCTAGGTTGGTATAGCTATAAAATAGTTGTAAAGCAAACAGAGCAAGAGTACTATAATGTTTATACAGGTGGTATAATAGAAGGAGATCCTAACGCCGCTACTACCGCTGGCAATCCTATTGGCACAACATCAACAGTGTCTTTAATATCAGACAATATAAACAAAGTACCTAAAGATGTAACCGATATAGGTCCCGAGCAAAAACAATTTAGAAGTGAAGTAACTTTATTTCCTAGAGTTACACCTAACTACGATGCCACCGGATCAGGTGTATATCCTACTTTTAATGAACCGTTTTTTCCTACTAGCAAAGGCGCTGATGTGCCTGCGTTAGCTGAATATAGAGATATATTTTTAGATAATAGTGGTAGCCCTATTGATCCTCTTGCGGATATATACGAATCAACCACAAATCCTTTGGTTGCAAGGCTTTCTACATCAAAAGCAGGCGAGGCTTATAGTTCTACAATATTAGGTAGTTATCCTAAAAAACAAAACACATACCCTTATTTTCTAGGTGTACTAGAAACAAATCCAGTAGTTTCAAGGTTGGAAATATTCTGGGAAACATCAACAACAGGTTTAGTAAATGATTTAAATTATTTAGTAGCTAATTCTGAAAACGATGTAGCTATAGGTTTAGAAAACTTTAGTTTTAACTTAAGAGAAGATGACGTTATAGGCACCGTTGTTACTGGTAACTTTTATCCTGAAACTACTGATGCTACAGGTTTTGTACCTATAAACGATTCTATACTAAACAGTTGGAATGTTTTTAATCCTCAAGATGAAAGTGTTAAGGATAAGTTTGATTTAGTTAAAGTTGATAAAAATCAAGCTATACCAGGAGGCGGTACATTAGCGTACGATAGTTATCATATTAAAACTAAAAAAGAATTTGTTTATTCTTCAACTTCACCATCTACAGATAACTACGAGTTTGTTTTTAACTTAAGCTCCGTGGCTTCACCTGATGCTAACACTGATTTTGTTCAACCTAACAATAGATTAAGAAATGTAAATCCTACTATATTAGCTAGCGATGGGGATCCAAATACAGAACTTCCAACAACTTTTAATATAAATGTATCTGAACAATCTATATATGAATTTAAAGGTGTTAATGGAACTATAAGTAATGTCGATGGCGCTAAGCAAGTAGGTTTAGAGTGGTCTATTCAAGGTGATACTAACAATAACTTTTCTATAGGAGCTGATACTGGTATTTTATTTACCACGACAGATGATGTTGGAGGTACATTTAATTTAACAGTTGTATTAAAAGACGCTGGTGGTCAAGCAACGCATAACGTGCAGATAATAGCCGATGTATTAACTGACGGCGATGGAGTACCAAATTACCAAAAAGTTAATGATGACGTTTGGTGTACTAACAATATATCAGGCGAGTCAGTTGCAAATCTTGGAACAATTTTTTTAGGTAAATCTTTAGGTGAGGGTGTTTTTATTACAAAAAACCAACAAAGTGCTGGTTATTTTTGGGTATCAGATCCATCAAACGCACAAAACAATGAACCTTTTGATAGATCAGCAGGTATATTAAATTCTCTACCAGCAACAATAAGCGCTGATGGAGACGTTGTTTTTCAAAACATGGTTAATACTGAGTGTTCGGCTTATACTTTTTCTAATGCTAATTTTACAAGTAAATCTAATATAAGCACTGGTTATTTTGGCAATGCGAGCGATTTTTTTTGGATGCCAGCTTTTGATCAACCTTATATAGGTCCAATCCCAGGTGACCAATACACTCAAACAACTAATCCAAATCCAAATGATTTTCAAACTACCAACTTGAAAGAAGGTAGTATGTTTGTACAAGTTCGCCATTCTTCTAGTCAATTTGATTATCTTAAATCTATCGTAGGTGGTTACAAAAACTATTATTGCAATCAAGGCTTTAGCAGTGACTCTATTGCTAAGTTAGGAGTTCCTATTGTTTTACAGTACAGAGATACAGAGTCGCCAGATTATCCGAACAATTGGGTTACAGCAATAGATATAGAGGGTAATGAGTGTTTATTTGGAGGCACGCAACAAGCCAGCGTACAACCTAGACTAACATTTAGTGATACTTATAACGGCACTGGCGTTATATTAAATAAAGATAATTCAACTTTAACAATTGGTGATGCTGTGGCTTCGGTTATACCTCCTCAAAACATATCACAAGTTAACTTTCAACTATGGAAAGCTGACAGCGATAGAGATTTATTTACTAACGCCGTAGATCCTGAAGGTATTTTTCTAAAAGGACAACCTGCTTCTGAAAAAGTAACTACGTTTGTTGTTGGTAAAGATCAAATTTACTTTGGTGATCCAAAATATGGTGACTATAGATTGTTAATTAGATATCCGTTTGGTACTTTTCCATCACCAGTTTCATCAAATACAGATTGTGGTAATAATACTTCTGGCTTATTAACTCCAACACCAACTAATTGTAATGAAAAAATTAAAAATCCAGTTGCCTCAAAGTATAGAGTTCCTGGTGTATATCTATCTTATGGAGATTTTTATAACCCTGTAGGTATAGATAGAGCTTGTATGGAAAATTCAGGTGCTTTTGATTTACAAAACCCTATATCATACGCGTATAAAATAGGTGATATAAATTGGCAATCTGCTTTGGAAGCTTCTTACGACGATCCTGTTAAAGAGGTTTACGCTAGAGAGTGGCATTGTAAATATGTTACTAGATTTTACGAAGACGAAAAATGTACTAAACTTTTAAACTTTACAGGTTATAGATCTTTTTCACCTCTTGGAAGTCCAGTTGTAGGTAAAATAGACACTGAAGCTACAAATTGGATGCCATCCCAAACTCTTGATTTAACTTTTGGCTACAATAGATCTGACAACTCGCACGCTCACGGCAGAGGTGAAGAAATAATAATAAGCCCAAGAGATACTGACGACGATAGAAGATGGATAGCTGAATTTAAAAGCGGTAAAAAAGTAAAAGGAACTTCTAAGCCTAGCGATTTTGTTAGTAAAGATTCTAGTATTCAGTCTAGAGAAATTGTATATGGTAATGGTAAAATTATTAAAACAAGCGAAAGTTTGTCTACAAATAGCAATACATTTGAAAAAGAAATAACCGGAACTTTGCAAGTAACAGCTGGTCAAAATATTAACGCACCAATAAAGATAGGTGTTTCTATAAACAAAGGCAGTGAGGGTGGTCCTATACCAGGCTCGTATGGAAGCACTACAGGTTATTTATGCACGCTTGGGGCTCAAGATGTAGCTGAAACTATATTAAGCGTAGAAAGTGTAGGTAGAATAATTATAAGATCTAATAAATGGCCTACGCCAAGTGACGGCGAATGTACGACAACAGTAGGGTTTGGAGGATGCCTAAAATGTACAAACAAGATGGGTACAGAAACACAATATAGTTCCAATCAAACTTATGTTCCTAACTACGAACCTGAAAATATTGAGGTAGAAGTTAATGGTCAAATTATACCTATTGATGAGTGGGGAACAAAAGGGTTTTTAACTGTTCCAGCTGGGCAAATATACTCTTATTCACTAGTGCAAAGATATACTGCTAAAAGTAATGGAACGATGGTTTTTGCAACTTCTACTATTTTTGAATTGTAATATATAGACATAACAAGTGATAATAAAATATGGCAGCTATAATTGAAGTAAAATATTTTAACTCCTTTGTTCTTAGGAAGACTACGGATGGTGATGGTAATCCTGTTTGGAATGGATCAAGAGGTGATAATACTTACCCTCAATCAGGCGCTGTTAATAATAACAAAGAGTGGTTTGTTGAAGAAGCTAGAATAAAAGGTGGTTACAACAATACATCGGTTAGTTTTGGAGCTAAAGCTTATTTAATAGAAGAAGAACCAAACTCTTCTAAGAGAATAAATGCGCTCATATACTCTGGTATATTTAACTCTAGAACAGGTATTAATAAAACAAATGTATTTAGTGTAGGTGAGGATATAACAAAAGCAGTAGATCCCGCTAATGGTAGTATACAAAAGCTATATGCTGAAGATACTAACTTAATTGTATTTCAAGAAAGCAAAGTTAATAGAGCTCTTATAGATAAAGACGCTATATATTCAGCTGAAGGTCAAGGTTCAGTTACATCTACTAATTTAGTTATAGGCCAAATTGTACCTTACGCTGGTAACTATGGTATAAGTAGAAACCCAGAAAGCTTCGCTGCATTTGGTTATAGAAAATACTTTACAGATAAAGATAGAAACGCTGTAATGCGCTTGTCTCAAGATGGTCTTACAGAGATATCAGCTTACGGCATGAAAGACTTTTTTAGAGATCAATTAACTAGTTTAGATACTGTACAGTCAACTGGTAAGGTTTACGGTGGTTGGGATAATTATACTAAACAATATGTTTTATCTTTACAGCCGGCAGAAAGTAATAAGTTTAAAACAATTTCGTATGACGAAGAGGTAAGAGGTTGGACTAGTTTTTATTCTTATAAACCAGTTTCCATGTTTAGCATTAAAGGTTCTTTTTATACAGTACCTAAAGACGTCAGCTTTATAAGTAACTCTGGCAATCAAGTTAATATAAATAAAGGTGTATACATGCACAATGCTAGCGATGTAACTACTAATAGAGCTACATTTTACGGTGAATATCAAAACCCTAGCATAACGTTTATATTTAATCCAAACCCTAGTATACAAAAGAATTTTAAAACAATATCTTATGAAGGGTCTAACGGTTGGCAAGTTGAAAGCTTTACGTCTGACCCAACTGGCAAAGGTATACCAAGCTATGGTCAGCCAGAAAACTATGATACCATAGAGACTAACGATACAACTCAGTCCATATATAGTTATAATGAAGGAGCTTACGATTCACTTGGCAGGGTTTATCCAGGACAATTAATTCCACCTATATATCACGCTGGTTTTGATCGTCAAGAAAATAGATATGTTGCTAACTTAGTAAACAATTCACAGCCAGCGCCTGGTGAAATATCTTTTGGTGGTGCTATTACAGGTATAAAAGGTTATTTTGCTACAGTTAAAATGTCTGTAGACGGTAGCACGGACTTCGGTAAAATGAAAGAGCTGTTTGCTGTTTCATCAGAGTTTGTAGGGTCAAACTATTAAATTAAATGGAAATAAAAATAAAAAATATACACGAATTTTATCCAACAATAGTTAATTGGTCTAAAGAACATGACTTTCAAGTTCCAGCAAAAGAATTTTATCCTTACGATATTTTCGTTTTAAATGAAAACGGTAATGATACTTACTGTGTTGGAGTGTTTGTTGCTGATCAAGCGGCTTTAACTGTTTTTGCACACTCTAATAAAAAAGTTAAAAGAAGCAGAGTTGGCTTAGAGTTACTGTACAAAACTATAGAAAAATATGTTAAACAGTTGGGTGTCTTAATACTCTTAACAACAACTGATACTAACAGAATAAGAACCGCTTTAAGCAATTGCGGTTGGAAAAAAGGTGATGTTAAAGTTGATCATTACTTTAAGGTTGTAAATTAAAAAAAAATAATTATGGCAGATGGAGGAGGTTCTTACGCGCAAGCAGGGGCACAAGTCGTTACCGCTGGTATGCAAATAGCATACGCTGAAAAGCAGGCCAAAAGAGCTAGAGATAGAGAAAAAAAACTTAAAGGTGAAATGGAAACTGTTAAAAACCAGCGTCCTGATATTATAAATCCTTACGAAGGTATCACAGACTTATCTGATACATTTGCTGACTTGTCTGGTCTTGTTACAGATCAGTCAGG